GATGTTCAAGGTCGTCGTGGTATCACCGACTTCTTAGTCAAGTGTGATGTTTCCAACAACCCTCCTGAAGCAGTTGATCGCGGTGAGTTCCAAGCAGACATTTATGTCAAACCCACCCGCACTATCAACTACATCACTCTGAACTTTGTCGCAACTCGCTCTGGCGTTGCGTTCAACGAAATCGCTAGTTGATCTAACGATTTAATTTGATTCGATTTCAGACCCCCTAAAAAGGGTCTGAAATTTTTTGTTTTAATAAATAAACATAGCACCGAAAAAATTTAGGAAGAGCTTAATGGCACAAGAAAATATTAACAGGTTTAAATCTAAGGTCTCTAATGGATTTGCGAGACCTAACCTATTTGAAGTTGGTCTTCAATTCCCAAGCGCCTTGAGCGTTGATGGTGGAATTAGAAAAAGCGCACAGTTCCTTGTCCGCGCTGCACAGATTCCTTCCTTCCAGTTGGGTATTATCGAAGTTCCTTTCCGTGGTCGTACTCTGAAAGTTGCTGGCGACAGAACTTTTGAACCTTGGACTGTTACTGTCATGAACAACTCCGACTTCAAACTCAGAAATGCATTTGAAGATTGGGTTGATTACATTCAACTTCCCGAGGCAAACTTCCAATCTGGCGAAGGTCTTGATTACTATAAGGATCTAACTGTTCACCAGTTATCCCGCGACGAGCGTAAAGGTAAATCTTCTAAGAGAATTCGTTCTTACAAGTTCTTTAACTGCTTCCCTAGCAATGTTTCTTCCATTGATCTGGATTACGGAAACAATGATGCTATTGAAGAATTCACAGTTGAGTTCCAGGTTCAGTTCTCCAAAGCGATCCGCGAAAACGACTGATCTGAAGACTCCTAAATAGACCAGGACCAATAACCTTAGAATATAATGTCGAATCAGCTCTTCGGATTTTCACTTGAGAGAGCGAAGAAGGTCCCCAAGGGACCTTCTTTTGTTCAGAAAGATAATATGGATGGTTCGCAACCGATTGTCGGTGGCGGATACTATGGATATTCTGTAGATTTTGATGGCACTGTTCGTAATGACCATGAACTAATTACCCGTTATAGGGAAATGGTCATGCAACCAGAATGTGATAGTGCTGTTGATGATATTGTCAACGAAACTATTTGTGGGAATTTTGATGATGTGCCTGTTGAGTTGGAACTTACCAACCTTAAGGTTTCAGATAAAATTAAAAAACTTATGAGAGAGGAGTTTGACGAAATCCTCCGTCTCCTCGATTTTGAAAACCGTTCCTATGAAATTTTCCGTCGCTGGTATGTTGACGGGAGATTATACTATCATAAAATTATCGATCCTAAAAGTCCTCGTGAAGGTTTACTGGAATTACGCTACATCGATCCCCGTAAAATTCGTAAGGTAACTGAATATCAACAGAAGCGCCCTGAGCAATTAAGAGGCGAAGATTTGAATACTCAGTTGACACAGAAGGCAGCAGAATACTTCTTGTACAATCCAAAGGGTCTTAAGAATTCAACTAATCAGGGTATGAAAATTGCCACTGATTCTATCACTTATTGTCATTCTGGTATCCAGGATCTCAATAAGAACATGACTCTTAGTCACCTACATAAAGCAATCAAGGCAGTAAATCAACTGCGTATGATTGAGGATTCTCTGGTTATCTATCGTCTATCCAGAGCTCCTGAGCGTAGAATTTTCTACATTGATGTTGGTAATCTCCCCAAGAACAAAGCAGAACAGTATCTGCGTGAAGTCATGGGACGTTATCGCAACAAACTTGTATATGATGCTAACACGGGTGAAATTAAAGACGATAAAAAATTCATGTCCATGTTGGAAGACTTCTGGCTTCCTAGACGCGAGGGAGGGCGCGGGACTGAAATTACTACCCTTCCTGGCGGGCAAAATCTCGGTGAACTGGAAGATGTCAAATACTTCCAAAAGAAGCTCTACAAAGCTTTGAATGTGCCCTCATCGAGACTTGAAACTGAGACTACGTTTAACATTGGTCGTGCTGCAGAAATTACTAGGGACGAAGTAAAGTTCCAGAAATTTATTGCACGTCTTCGCAAACGTTTTAGCGAACTGTTTGTTGATCTTTTGAAAACTCAATTAATTCTCAAGGGTATTGTTACCCTTGAAGATTGGGAAGACATGAGGACTCACATTCAGTTTGACTTCATTGCAGATAACTACTTCACTGAACTGAAGGAAATCGAAATCCGCAATGAGCGTATGAATCAAGTTAATACTATGGATCCTTATGTCGGCAAGTATTTCTCTGTTGAGTATATGCGTCGTCAGGTTCTCAAGCAAACAGACGTTGAGATGAAAGAAATTGACAAACAAATTAACTCTGAGATGGAATCTGGTATTATTGCTGATCCTGCAGCGGAAATGGATCCCGCTATGGCTGCTGGCGGTGAAGGTGCCCCAGCACCAGAAGGAGGAGCACAACCAGAAACCTCTGTAGAACCTGGCGATGCACGTCGCGGAGAGTTCTAAATACTAAATAATATCATTGGGAGTACATTATGCCAAGTGACATTTCAAAACAAATCGTCGATCAAATTTTTGGAGACGATAAAGCAAAAGCAATCGACTCAGTAAATGATGCTCTGAGTGCTTCTGCATATGATGCGATTCAACAGCAAAAAATTAATTTTGCTAAGAGTATGGGATTTGAATTAGATGATACTGCACAAGATGCTGCGGACGAAGTTGCTGCAGATCTTGCTACTGATAATGCTGAACCTGAAACTGTAGAGGTTGATGGTCGCAAACCTGAAGATCCTCCCACCGATGAAGTGGAACAACCCACTGCCGAACTAGAAACCGAAGAACAACCTGAGGAACAAACCGATGAGACTGATAGCTGAAGAAATTACATCCGTCGATTTTCTCTGTGAAGAGAAAGAAGGCAAGAAAAATTACTTCATTGAAGGTGTCTTTCTGCAAGCGGAACTAAAAAACCGCAATGGCAGGATGTATCCTCAGAAAACTTTGGCACGAGAAGTTGCTAAATACGATGAGAACTACATTCAAAAAGGGCGTGCCCTTGGAGAATTAGGTCATCCCGATGGACCTTCCATCAATCTCGATCGTGTTTCGCATAAGATTCTCGGTCTTAAAGAAGATGGTAATAATTTCATCGGTAAAGCGAAGTTGCTCGATACTCCCATGGGGCAAATCGCTAAGAACCTCCTTGATGAAGGTGTCAAACTGGGTGTTTCATCCAGAGGCATGGGTTCTATCCGCAAGGAAGAGAATTGTAATGTTGTTTGCGACGACTTTATGCTCGCAACTGCTGCTGATATTGTAGCAGATCCTTCTGCTCCTGATGCATTTGTTGATGGAATTATGGAAGGCAAAGAGTGGGTATGGGAGAACGGTATCCTTAAAGAATCTGCAGTAGCAGAAATCAAACAGGAAATCGACCAAGCAACCTTAATCAACCTTCAAGAGCGCAAAGTTTCCGCGTTTGAGAAGTTTCTAAAGAGTTTGTAAGGTTCTTAATTTATAAATAAACATAGACAACGCAAAGTATAACGGAGACCTAGAAATGTCTGAGACCCTCGACAACCAACTTGATAATATGGAAGAAGTGACCGAAGGCTCGAACGCAGTTACTAAGAATGCAAAACCTGGTGAGAAGATTGATACTTCTAAAGGTGGTGCAAAGAAAGTAATTGATGTTACTTCCGATTCGATGGAAGGCGCTAAAGGCACAAAGAACGCTGGCTCGTCTGCTGCTGCAGCAGTGAGTGTAGAAGGTTCTAAATCCTTATCAACCAAACCATCTGCAGCATCCGCTAAAATGGAGGACACTGAAGATGGCGAAGAAGAAACCATCGCTGAAACCAAGTACGACTTCAGTGAGGATGTTGACGCTCTTGTCGCTGGTGAAGAATTATCAGAAGAATTCAGACTCCGCGCAGCAACAATCTTTGAAGCAGCAGTAACTGCTCGCGTCAATGATGAAGCAAAAGCGTTGCAAGAGGCATTTGAAGCTACTCTGACTGAAGAAGTCGAAAGCATCAAAACAAGCTTGGCCGAGAAGGTAGACGACTATCTGACTTATGCCGCCGAAAACTGGATGAAGGAGAATGCTCTCCAGATCGAGCACGGCATTAAGACTGAGATGGCAGAGTCGTTCTTCAACGGTCTAAAAGGTCTTTTCATGGAGCACAATTTCAGTGTTCCTGAAGAGAAGTTCAACCTGCTCGATGGAATGGCAGGTGAACTTGATGAAATGGAAACAAAGCTCAACGAACAAATCGACGCTAATGTCGCTCTGAATAAGCGTATTGGCGAGTTTGTTAAAATGGAAATTGTGAACGAATGTGCCGCTGGTCTCGCAGAGACCCAGAAAGAGAAGCTCGCTTCTTTGGCAGAGGGTGTTGAGTTTGAAACTGAAGAAGACTTTAGAAATAAGGTCGAAACGATTAAGGAATCGTACTTCACTAGAAAGGCTGAACTTGCAGAGTCTGCAAGCGAACCCACCGAAGAAGCATCCGAACCCCTTGTCGAAAGCACAACGAGTGGCACCATGTCGAAGTATGTGGATGCGCTTGCTCGCTGGTCCAAATAATTAAAACTACTTACTTTCGGAGATAAAAATGTCTTTACGTCAACTCCAGGAGAAGTGGGCACCCGTTCTGAATCACGAATCTTGCCCTGAGATCGAAGATACTCATAAGCGCGGTGTCGTTGCACAACTCCTCGAAAACCAAGAAAGAGCTCAAGTTGAAGAAGGTCAAATCCTCAACGAAACTCTTCAAACCACAGG